CCTCAGACGCCTTAATCAGATCCTCGATCACGCCCGTTCCGACCTCTGCCAGAAACGCCCCTACTTCCATCGAGCATCGAAAGCCCTTTTGAACCGGCTTGGTTTGGTCGATCGGCTTGGGCTTGCTGCCTGCTCCCTTGCGTTTGCCGCCGCGTTTGGATTTGGTCATTATTCCTCCATTTGCCGGAGCCTATCCCGGCATGAGGCTGTTGTTAAACTAGGCTCCGTAGTTAGCTTTCATTACTTCCCATTGACCTAATACCCATTCCCTTGGGCCTGAGACCACGAGAGTCTCGTTCCACGTCGACTTCTTGCTTTTTGTAGATTTCATCCCGAACCAGCGATGAACAATCACCGCTCGCGAATCAGAAGCCTTTAGCAATCGCTGTCCGTTGTCAATTTGAAAACTCGCTTGTGCCGTCATCTTTCATCGTCTCCGGTTAGTGTCCCGCGTCGCGTTGTGCGTCGCTTGTGCCTCAATTGTAATACAATCATCGGCCCTTGCAAGTCCACTCGGAAAGAAATTCGGGAAATTTTTCAGGAGGTTTTTCTTACGGGTCATCGCCTTGGCCGGTACTCCGCTTCGCTCTCGACGCACTCCGCAGCGTAAACCGCGATCGCCAGAGCCGACCATAGATGCCCCGAAACGCCGTACAATGGCCCTGGGTTCTTCTTGGTCCCGACGGCCCCTAGCTTGTCGATCAGCGCTTGGCGGATGTTCGGGTCTTTCGCCCGCATGGTCCCGCATAGATGAAGCTTGACCAACCGCCTTGGGATGAGCCTCAACTGCTTGGGTGCATCGACCAAGCGACCGATTTCAAGGCACGTTTCAAAAACCGACTTGCCGACAGCCATGCCGTAGGACTCGATCCACTCGATAGCCACCGAGCCGTCGAAGTCAAAGAGCAACGGGACTAGATTCGTTGTTATCGAATTCTCCGCTCGCACAACCCGCTTGGCAGTCGCATCGTACCAAACAACGCCATGCTCCTCTGGTCCAGGGTCGATGCCGATGTAGATCATTCTGCCACCTCGATTCGGCACAAGGGCCATCGGCTTTTCTTGTCTGGATGCCTAGCGCAAAGCACTCGGAACGGATAAACCGCTTGATCTTCGATCCCGATAAGAACTCTAGGTTTCCACTCTGCACCCACTGCGTCTTCGCGAACTTCGCACTCGATCGGCCCGTTCCTCAAGTCCTCTAGCGTCGGTTCGCGGTATCGCTTGGTGGATTCGATTGGCGTTTCGGCTATAGCATGATCATCATGCTTTTTCTTGACGCCTCCTAACTTGTAGGACACCTGCTCTCGGATTGAATGCCTTACCGTTATTGGGAAATCCTCGATTAGGTTGATCGCTTCGATAACACCCTCTCGGCCCTGCCAACTGATAACCGCGTCGCCGACCTTAAAATCATGGGGATGATCATCCTGGTCTGTATCGTTGCTTGAACCCTCATTCCAAACGCCATCTATTTCGTTAAGGAATTCCTCCCTGTTAGGCGTTTCGACCTTCCTGCATGCTGCCCAGTTGTCGCGGTTGGCGTAGCCGATTTCTTCCTCGCCGATTTCGATGTAGCGTTTCTGCGAAATGCTCGGTCGAAGATCGCCAAGTTTCCTTGGCTCGACCGATGAATCTTTCAGCTTGCGATAGCCTTCGGGAATCTTTGGAGCCCATGCGGGTTGTTTCATCTCTCCAAACGGGTAATCCTTCAGCGATTGCAGGTCGGAGGCTTTTTGTTTTTCATCCTCATCGAACGAATCGATCAACCGATCCAAATACCATTTGGCCTTTTTAAGATCCTCGATGCCGTTTTTGGCCCAACACCGGAGGATGTATTTGATTACCTGCCCATGCAAGTAAGCATCTTGATTCGATGGAGCACTATCGATAGCCGACTCGATAATAAAGATCGCTTCCGCTGGTAGTCGCTTGTAGTGGTCTGGGTTGATTGCGTCGCTCATTAAACGATTTCTCCGTTTGTGTAGGTTGGTCTTGTGTTTAGTTCTTCGTTGTGAATCAGCGGTGTCTTCTGCCAAGCCGCCGCGAATGCCGTCAAGAACTCATCGCTTAGCAAGACCACGCGTACTGGTTGCTTGACCATGTTGTATTGATTGAATGGCTTGATCTCGCTGATCGGTACGCGAATCGACACAAACCCTCCACGCTCATGCCGAACGATATAAATCGACTCACTGTCCAACTGGTGAACTACCGTCCAGTTCTCATCAGGCTTCTTTTCCCAGACAACCACATCGCCCTCTTTAAACGCCATCGCTTTCCCTCTCCTGCTTAATCCACCTTGTCGTTACGAATCCAAGCAACTTGGCACGATACCAAGCCGCATCCTTTTGTGCCTTCTCTTTGGCAATGATCGCTGATTGCAGTTTGCACTCAAGGTCATTGACTCGCTGCTCTAGCTCTGCGACCGATCGCGATAGCTTCACTTCGCCCCCCTCGGCTTATACCGCACTTGATTTTGGATCTCCTTGTCGATCTTCTTCGATGGCTTGTCGATCGCTTTGCGGATCGCGTTGCCAACAAACTCCGAGAGGTTCAGCCCCTCAAGGCTTGCTTGTCGCTTGGCCTCGTCGATCAAGGCTTGAGGCTGCGATGTTGTTAGGATTGATCGTGGCATTAGGTTAAACCCTGTTCCTTTCGCTTGATGTCGATCGTTGCTTGTGCTTTGCGTAGTAAGTACGACTCCCATGCAAGCGATTCCACAAGCATCATTTGAGTTGCTATTTCAAATGCTTTAGCGATCTGTTCCCGGCTGGTTTGATTCTCACCGAAAACCCCACCGATCGCCGCAGATGCGTGCATGTTAAACCGATTGCGTTCTATCTCCCTTTGAAAGTCCATCAATAAGACCCTTTCGCAAAATCACCATGAAACTCTTGCCCCAACTCTGCTGGGGACATAACAACACCTCGACGCATCGCCAAACCAGCTTCGGAGATTTCACCGCTTCGCTGTTTTGCAACCTTGGCGATAAGATCCTCGCTGTCCCGCTTCTCCCTGTGGAGAAGTATAACAACGTCGGAATCTTCTTCAATGCTTCCAGATTCTTTCAGGTCGTTTAGTTCCGGCATCGCGCCCTCGGATTGCCTGCCAACCTGGGCCAGCATCACGATCGGGATATTCAACTCTTTGCTTATCCGCTGGATCTCGTTGGAAACATGCGTTACACGCATCCTAGGCTCGGTAAACCCTGGAGCCTTTACAAGTTGAATGTAGTCGATCACAACCAGCCGACAACCTCGCTTGGCGATGTCGGAACGGATCCTAGATTCAATCTTGGCGATCGTTGCTCCTGGTTTGTGCCAAAAGTCCATCGGTACGCTAGCATCACGCAACGCACTAGAAAACGCCTGATCGATCTGGTCTTGCGTGTATGTCAGTCGGTTTAGATCCGCTGTCGTCATGGTCGAAGACCTCAAAACAAACCTTGAGGCAATTTGTCTAAAGTTCATTTCCAAGCTAACAAACAACGTCGGCACATTTTGTTTGGCAACTCGATAGCAAATCTCCGATCCAAAGGCAGACTTACCGATCGATGGCCTCGCTCCGATCGTGATATACCCCGCTGGTAGCCCACCATCAAGAGCGGTGTCCAGTGGTCCCAGTCCAGTCGATAAAACAGATTCCTTGCCAATCTTTTTGTTTTGTTCGCATTGCTCTAAAAACTCAACCACTACTTGCCCGATCTGCTTCTGGTTGGAGTCATCGCCACCCATGATGCCAACAGCCTGAGCCATTTCGGAAGCTAACTCCAACGGGTCCAATGCCGGATCCTCCGATCTACTTCGGATGTCCTCAATGAAATCTCTTAGCCTCCGACGTCTTCCGTGCTTTGCAACTTGCTCTGCGTAGTAAACCACATGATGGGGCTGACCGTCTTCGAGTAGTTCAATGAGCCTCTTGACGCCTCCGATCGCATCAACCGATTTAACCCTAGTGAGCTCCAACGCCACATTCGCCCTAGTAACCGGCAATCCAGACTGAAGCATCGTTTGGATGCTTTGGAAAACCAACCCAAACCCGCTGGAAATGAATGACTTGCTGTCAACGTGCTCTGCCGCTTGGTAGATTGTCTCTGGGTTGCAAAGGATCCCGCCAATCAACGCTTCTTCGTCCTTTAGGGTTTCTTCAGTGTTCATCGGTTAAAACCTCCTGTGGGCTGGGACCTCGGTCGTTTTTCGCTCTGGCCTTCCGAATGACGCCTGCCCGGCCGTAACGTACTTTGGGTCGATGCCTTGCCACTCGTTGGCAATCGTGATATCGATGCAGGCTAGCAAGTGAGCAACGTCGACAAATCGAGTGTCCCAACCTCGGCAAACATTCCCGCGATCTCGAATCCGCTTGCCTGTCCTAAGTCGCATTGTCTCAAAGTCTTTGAGTGCCTTACGGACCTCAGGGGTGTCCAGTCGCTTCGGGATCTGGAATTCTCCGATCGTCTCTTGAGTCTTGCGGGTTCGCTTCGGTTGAGGATCTCCCGCGGGCTTTTCAGGCTGTTTCGGTTTTTCCTCAGAGACAACAACACCTCCCCCTTGGGGGGTAAGGGGGGTTTTATCATTGGAAGTAGGAAGTAGGACGTTGGAAGTAGGGAGCATTGCGTTGGCATATGCGTTCGCATGTCCGTTCGCATATGCGTTCGCATTGCCACCGCATGACGATGAATCGCCCTGGTTTTGCTGATTCCCTGGTTTTTTATTGGCCCATCGCCTATCTGCCGACGCTTTAGCCTTTTCGATGATGGAAAGCTTGTGCATCCGCTCCTTTTCAAGTCGCTCGTTTTTCAAACCGCCGCATCCGTCTGGCATGAACTTTAGCATAACCGTTCGCATATGCGTTCGCATTGCGTTGGCATCGACTCCAGCGATCCTTGCAAGCTCGGTTTCGTCTCCTGGGATGCTGCCATTGTTCCATTGATAGCAAAGCAGCCTGACGTAGATACCGACCGCTTCAGCCGGCAAATGATACGTCCCTGCGATGAAGTCATCCGGGAAGAAATCAAAGGATGGCGGTTTAGTGCGTGCCATGATTGGCCCC